CCAAAGGTGTTCGTGTCTAAAACAAAAAACCATTAAGGAGATACAACAATGGCAAATGAAGTAACAAGTTCGGTTATAAGCGAACTTTACACAAACATAGTTCAAGCCGCTCTATACACTTATTCAGAGGCTACAGTGGTAAGACCCCTGTGTAGAAACTATGACATGAGAGGAACTCCGGGGCTGGTAAGTACCGTTCCCAAGTTTCCGGCAATATCTGCAAGTTCATTAACAGAGAATACAGATATTACAGCAAACACAGCCTTCAACACAACAGAAGCAACAATGACAGCACAAGAATACGGTGCGAAATTATTGCTTACAGATGTGGCTAAAGAGGCTTCAAAAGAAGACATCAGTGCCGCTATCGGGCGTCAGCTCGGCGATGCAATGGCAGTCCAAGCGGATTCAGCCTTAACGGCTTTATTCCCATCTTTCTCACAGAGAGTTGGAGCGGCTGGCGATGATGTAACGGTTGAAACTATATTCAAGGCAATTGCCACTTTGAGAAACAACAATGCTCAAGGTCAAGTGAATGTGGTACTTCACCCGTATTCTGCTTTCGCACTTAAAAAGCAATTAACTCAAGCAGGTAACACGAATCTTTCGTCTTTATCTGATGTGGGTAACCAGGCTTTAAGATCAGGCTTTTTGGGCCAGATCGGCGGAGCAAATGTGTTCGAAGCGACAACGGTTGGAAAAGACACAAACGATTCAACATCAGGCACAGGAAACTATGTGGGTCTTGCATTTACACAAGACGCTATGGGTTTCATGATCAAGCGTGATGTAAGAATTGAAATCGAAAGAGATGCTTCTTTAAGAGCAGAAGAGATCGTCGGTTCAATGTCTTTTGGTACTGCTGAGTTATTCGATGCTTACGGTGTAGGTATCGTTGGTAACGCTACATTATCATAATACTAAATACTTGTCAATTCAATATAGTTTGATTGGCATATTTTAAAAGGGCGGTAGGCAACTATCGCCCTTTCTTTTTGACTAACTGAATAAATAATCATATCAAGGCAAGTAGCACTTGTCAATATTAACAGGAGGGAAGAACCCAATGGCCATCACACTATTGACCATTTCAGACATTCAAGAACACGAACCAGATATCCTAAATTACGGTATTCCAGATTTCGACAACGAACAAAGCAAAGCACAACAAGATGTACTGCGAGACCTCAGGATCAAATGGTGGCCCACACAGGTGATAGGATTATACGACGCCAAATATATTACTGGTGCCAACCAAGAGCCAGATGATGATCTATACACAGCCAGCCAACTCACAAGAGCCGCTGTGTTTCAATGTTTAGGTTATCACATCTATCCAAAATTAGCCAAGTTCGAACCCGACCAAGACATTTTCGAAAGAAAGATGTATTTTTACAGAGAAGAATATTCAAGAGAATTTGAAAAAGTATTACAAGACGGTGTAGAATATGATTTGGACTCATCAGGCACGGTATCTGACAGAGAGAAAGAACCCACTTCATTTTTACGCCTAAAAAGGTAAAGAATGAGCAACAGGGAAGACATCACAAAAAACATCGTTCAAGTACTGCAAGATATGGATCATCCCAAGGTCACTTTCGTCACGAGAGAACCTTTTGATGTGTTAAAATTAGCCATCACACAATTCCCAGCACTATTGGTAACCAGTGGCAATGAATCAAGAGAAGATCACGCCATGGGTGGTTCAAGAAGAGGAGAGATGCTGGTCACAATCAGAGGTTATGTGAGAGCAGATGGCAGATCTGGTCAAGTGATCACAGTGGATCAAAAGCGAAATGAATTGATTGAACGAATTGAAGAAGCCCTTAATTCAGACAGAACCAGAGAATTAGCAAACACAAGGGCCAGTACGACACACATTACAAACATAGAAATCATAGACAGAACACCGCCACTGGGAGAATTTTTAGTGACGGCCAATGTCAGATATTCTTTCACAAAAGGAGCAGTATAATATGTCAATGCACATAGAAAATTATGTCACAATGTTAGACAACAACCAACAACAAGTTAAGGTTGAAAAAAACAATACACAAAGATTTCTTGATCAAGGATGGACAATCATTGATCAGAATAAACCAGCCAAAGCAAAATACAAATTAACTATTGATGCTGAAGCGGTTACAACAACAAAAAAATCTAAAGGAAGAAAGAAAAAAGAACCAGATTACATAGAGGAAATCAAGTACGATATGGATCAAGGTGAAGATATCATTCTTCCAGAAGATACAACACCAGAGGAGAAATAAACTATGGCAACTTACACAGGTGAGGGGGGCCGCGTTGAAATCACAGACAATGATTCAGCAGGTACCGGCACAAACACAATTGCTGAAGTTCGTTCTTGGACCGTAGAGCACACAAAAGAAGTTATTGATGATACGGTGATGGGTGATGCGGCTCGTACTTTTAAACACGGGTTACATTCATTCACAGGAACAATGGAAGTGATTTATGATTCAGCACACACAACAACTACAAACGCATTTGATCCATCAAGTGATGTAGCAATGACGGCTGTGTTCTATACTGGATCATCAAGTCCGGCTCAGAAATTCTCAGGAAGCGTGATTGTTACTTCGGTATCAAGAACAGCATCATTCGATGACTTAATCACAGCAACCGTTAATTTCACGGGATCGGGACCATTAACCGTAGCAACGGTATAATGTTTAAGACACGAGTCTTAAATCTTAAAGATGTGCTGACTTCGTTGGACAAAACACTGACGAAGATCAGCACACGATTAAGCGATACAATTTTGATTGAAGCAAAGAAAAACACTCCAATCAAAAAAGGTAGAGCCAGAAGAGGGTGGCGTGTTGAGCGACAAGGCACAAATACAAGAGTCGTCAATCGAACACCTTACATAGACTTGTTAGAACGAGGGCGATCTAAACAAGCACCGCGAGGCATACTTAAACCAACAATTCGTGGTGTCAAAAATAGGAGAAAACTATATGAGTAACATACTCGAAAATGCAAAGACGCACTTCAAATCTAAATTGTCGGGCGAATTAAAAAAATTATCTGTACCTGAATGGAAACAAGATATCTATTACAAGGGCAGTTATGCTTTTGCTGTTGAATCAAAAATAATTGAATTACAACAACAAAACAAAACCGTGGAGGCACTGGTAGAATCTATCATTGCTAAAGCACTTGATCCAGATGGAAAACCTTTATTCAACAAGTTTGACAAATCAACACTGATGAATGAAGTTGATCCCGCTGTATTGATTAGAATAGCCACAGCAATTAATGGAGCAACGACTGAATATCAAACTCCACAGGTTGTGGAAAAAAACTAAAGGAGGATGCTGAATTACTTCTGTGTATGAAGATTGCTAAAGAGTTGGGCAAATCTATTACAGAAGTGTTAGAATTCAGTGTTCTCGAAATTCAACTCTGGGGTGCTTATTTTAAAATACAGCACGAAGAACAAAGGAAGGTGATGCAGAATGGCCGAACAGGTCAAAATAGAACTCGTCGTCGTTGATAAGACCAGTGCCGCACTGAGCAAAACTCGTGCAGGCATAGTGAATGTCAACAACAGCCTTGTGAGAATGGGCACACTGGCTCAAGCCGCGGCGTTGGGGGTAGCGGCAATTGGAGCCAGTAGAATAGCCAGAGGAATTGTCAATGTGGGCAGACAGGTTGAGAATCTTGAAACAAGATTCAAGTTCTTGTTTGGTTCAGCAGAAGAAGGAGCAAGGGCATTTGAAACCTTGACCGAATTTGCTGGCACCGTTCCATTCACCTTGGAAGAAATAGCGGCGGCATCAGGTAACCTTGCTGTGGTATCAAAAGATGCAGAGCAGTTGGGCAAGAATTTACAACTGACTGCGAATGTAGCCGCTATATCTGGTTTAGATTTTAGAACAGCAGGTGAGCAGATTCAAAGAGCACTATCAGGTGGTATATCTGCCGCTGATCTATTGAGAGAAAGAGGTATCAAGGCACTATTAGGATTTAAAGATGGTGTCAAAGTAACCACAGCAGAAACACAAGAAGCATTTGACAGAGTGTTTGGACCAGATGGAGAATTTGGACAAGCGGCGTTGGCTTTAACCACAACCTTTGATGGCTTACAATCAATGGTTCAAGACAAATTCTTCAACATACAAAGAATAATTTCAGATTCTGGACCTTTTGACACATTAAAAGCCGCTGTGAGTCTATTGGACAAAGCACTGGGTAAGAATTTTGACAACATTAGAGAAAAAGCACAAGAATTTGGTCAAGCAATTGTAAATCAAAGCAAAGTTATTATTATAGGTGCCGCAGGTATTCTTGATGGTTTAGAACCAGTATTCAACTTCGTAGCAGATTCATACAACAACATTTTGGCGGCAACAGCAGGATTACCTCCAGCAATTAAAACACTGGGAGTGGTTGGTTTCTTAATGTTAGGACTGACTGGTAAAGCCATTGTGCTCACTATTGGTGCTGTGTTTGATGAAGTGATAGAAATGATTGCGTTGATGGGAGACGCTTATGGTGCCATGATTCGTGGTACGGCAAATATTTTAGACAAATTAGGTTTCGACAAGCAGGCACAAGAATACAGAGATCTTGCTTCACAAGTGGCACAAGACACAGACAAATTAAGAAAGAAGTTTGATCACACTGCCAAGACCACAAAGACAGCGGCAGGATCTTTAGAAGACTACAAAAAAATTCTTATCAATAATCCAGAAATATTGGGCAAGAATCAAAAAGCCGCTATTGAATACATCATTGCTTTAGAAAAAGAAGAGAAAGCATTAGCCAAAACCAATAAGGCACTGGAAGAAAAACAAAAACAATTGAAAGCAGTGAGAGATGCTCAAGGTGCCGCAACCAATTTCTTAATGGATTACAAAAAAGCATTAGGCGACACATTCAACGAAGCCGCTAAAGCATTTGATCCTGTTAAAGAAGCAGTGGATATCACCATAGATGGATTTAAAACTCTTAAACAAGGAGTAGGTGATGCTTTTGCTGATGCCATACTGGGAGCAAAAACACTTTCAGAAGCACTGGGCAATCTTGCCAATCAAGTGTTGAGACAATTGATTTCAGGAATTATACAATTGGGTTTAGAATTATTCGTGTTTAGATATTTGAGAGAATATCTGCAAGATATTTTGAATTTACAAGCAAAATTGAATAGTCAATTGAGAACAGAAATAGGATTGAGAGCAGTGCTGTCATTCTTTACAGGTGGCTTTGGAGGTTTCTTTGCTGATGGGGGTGCAGTTAAAGGCGGACAACCAATTGTGGTTGGAGAAGAAGGACCAGAATTATTCGTTCCACCATCAAGTGGAACCATTGTGCCAAACGATCAAATGGGAGGCATGGGAGGCAGTGGTGCTGTGAATGTCAATTTCAATATACAAGCCGTGGATGCGGCTGGTGTAGATGAACTTCTTGTAAATAGAAGAAACACAATTGTGGGCATCATCAATCAAGCAATGAACATGAGAGGCAAACAAGGAGTAACCACATAATGGCAAACATAGGACATTTCAATGGAACCAATTCAGTGCTGTCAAATGTATCACAGATAGGTTTCAGAGCAATCAATTTTAGACAAAAAACACAAACCATTGTGACTCAGACACTGTCAGGTAGAACCATCAGAAGCAGTGTGGCAACCACTCTATGGTCAGCCAGTTTGGAATTTCCATCACTCACTTATCAAGAATTTAGACAGGTACAAGGTTTCGTAGCATTAGCCAAAGGATCACTCAACGATTTTTTCATACAATTCCCTAATATATCATCAAGAACAGCAGGTGGCACAATAGAACAGATGCAGGTGTTGGATGATGCCACAGCAGGTTCAACCAGTGTGAAAGCATATATGCCGTTGGATTCAGCAGGCAACATTTTAGATTTTACGCCAACACCGTTAATTAGAGCACCAGAAGGCACCGTGTTAAACATGGGTGACATGATCAAATTCAGCAATCACGACAAAGTTTATATGTGCACCACAGATGTTACACCAGATTCAGGTGGAGATTTCACAATCAATTTTGAACCAGCACTGGTTACAGCAGTGCCTGGCATAGTGCATGGAGATTCAGCGGGAGAAACAGCCCAAGTGATATTTGACAATGTGCCATTCAAGATGATATTTTTGGGAGACACAGCCGATTACAGATACAATGTGGATGGCACTGTGAATTTTAGAATAGATGTACAAGAGGTGGTATAATGCCAAGACAATTTTCGTCAGCACTACAAACTTATCTCGCTGGCAACAGTGTGGTAGCAATCTTGTTGATCAAAATCAACATCAATGGTTCAACACCTGTGTACTACACAGATGCACCTTTTGACATCACACACGACAGCAACACATACACCGCTCAAGGCAATTTTCTTTCAACCACTGAAGGACAAGAGTCAGCACAATTACAGATCAGTTCTGTCACAATAGGCATCAGTGCTCTTGAGTTAAGCAACATAACCACATTCGCCAACAGCAGTCAAATCAATCAACAGGTAGAAATACGCAGAGGCTTTATCAATCCTGTGACCAATCAATTGATAGGTGATTCGGCTGGTGATGCTGTGTTTCTTGTGTTCAAAGGCAAAATCACAGGTTATAGTGTGAATCACAACACAACCACAGCGGACATAGCCATACAGGTCAGCAGTCAATTTATGAATTTTGAAAGAAAGTCAGGCAGAAGATCAAACCTGTTGAATTTTCAAAGAGAATATCCAAACGATTACGGCATGGAATATTCTCACGAAACACTGTTAGAAATACACTGGGGAAAGAAAAACTAATGATTGAAGAATTGAAACCAGATCAGATAGAAACTGTTATGGCTTGTGTGGAACAACACGCCATAGAGGCAAAATTGACACCCAACAATCAAGTGGATAAAGTGTATTTGGCACAAAAAATTAAAAAAGCCATGATTCAACAGCACTACAAGATTTTCGTATATTATGTGGGTAGAAAAATTGTGGGTTATGTGAGTGGTCAAATGGCTAAACAATTTTGGAATGAAAAAATATACGGTCACATAGATTTTTTATATCTGCATGAAGGTTATAGGAACAGAGACACAGCTCGATCTCTATACAAAGCATTTGAAACTTGGGCTATTGAAAACGGTGCAGATTATGTGCAGGCAGGTGTGAATCATTTTGATGATCAAGGACACAGCGATCCAGATTATGTGAGAAGAGCAAAAATATTTTTTGCTTCTATTGGCATGAATGAAACAGGTGTTTGCATGGTTAAAAAGGTTAATACATAATGAGTGGTGCAAAAGATTTTATAGATGATATAGTAGACACGGTTACCGATGTGTTCAAAGGTGCCGTAGATGCTGTGACAGGTTTCGTGGGTGATGTGTTTGGCTTTCTTGCTAAACCGTTTGGCGCTTTTGATGTGGATATTCCCAATTTTGATCCACAACAAAAAGCAGAAGGAGTTAAATTGACCAAACCAGGAACCAATCAAGGTATTCCAGTGGTGTATGGATATAGACGAGTGGGTTCTATTCCAATCTATGCTGAAACAGATGGAGAAGACAACAAATTCTTGTATGTGGTATATGTGGTGTGTGAAGGCGAGATTGAAGGCATCAGAAGAATCATTGTGGATGGACATTTCATTGGCAAACAACCAGGCAATGTCACTTATCAAACCAACACAGAATTATCTGGAGCAGGCAGATATACAGATAGATTGATATTTCAAGTGTATAATGGCACAGATGATCAACCTCAAAGTTCATTGGCCAATCAAGCACCCAACTGGTCCAGCAAAAATAGAAGATTGCCTGGATTGGCATATGTGGTGTGTAGATTTGAATGGAAACCAACAAAATCAGATGAAGTGGATGGTAACCCATATGGAGGTGGTATTCCACAATTACAATTTGATGTGTTGGGCAAAAAAGTTTATGATGTAGCCACACACTCGGGTGGGTTGGATCTTTCTGCTGACTATTCAGCACTCACAAAAACTTATTCAGAAAATCCTGCCAATCATCTTTTGGATTACATGATGAATTCAAGATATGGTGCTGGCTTTTTGAAAGAGGAAATCAACGCAGATTCATTCAAAACTGCCGCTAACAAATACAATCAAACCATAGATTATGTGCCAGATGGTTCAGAATCAGGTCCAGTGGTGACCAATCATCATGTGTTGGAAACTGCCACCACCAACATCATAGACAATGTGAAACAGATATTATCTGGTTGTAGAAGTCTTTTACCTTATGTGCAAGGCAGATACAAATTGAAAGTGGAGGACGGAGGCAATCCCACAGACATCACATCTTCAACTGTGAGTGTGGCTTTCGATGTGACCACAGAACACATCGTGGGACAGATCAGTTTAACAGGTGAGCAAAAAAGAACCAAATACAATCAAGTGATTGTGAATTATGTGGATCCCACTTTGGAATTCACATCACAACAGGTTTATTTTTCCACAGCGGGTGATGTGGCCATAGATGATGATGAAAATCTCACAGGTGAATTCACTTATGACATGATTGGCAACAGGGCCATAGCACAAGATTTTGCCAGAATGATTTATGACAAATCAAGAACTCAGCGTCAAATCAAATTCACAGCCACCCAAGAATTGTACAATGTAGAAGTGGGTGACATCATCAGAGTCACAGATTCAGTGTTGGATCTTGATCAAGTTACATTTAGGGTGATGGGTATGACTCTCAACAAAAACTTTACAATAGGAATTGATGCTGTGGAACATGATGCTACAATATATCCTCATGTGACCACAGAACAGAGAGAACTGCCTCCACCATTGTTCTTACCAGACACTTACTACAACATAGTGAGAACCAAACCACAAGAACCCGTGGATATCAGTTACAACTCTGTGCAGAATGTGGAAACACCACAGGTAGAAGTCACAGCACCGAGAATGGGCAAATTCGAAGGTGCCAGATTGAGTGATTCTGCTTTTGCTGTATCCACTGAATATGCTTTTCAAAGAGTGGGTGCAACTTTGGAAGTGGCTGATATCAATTTTAATCAGACTGAATTAGTCGCACCAACATTAGGATTTGAATTTGGAATTAATCCTTTTGGAACATCAATAATCACTATTCCTGGCAAAGGCAATCCCACTGAAATCACACTGCGACCACCTTTTGAAGCAGGACACTATATCTTTACTATTTTTGATAGAGGAACCAAAAGAATCAAAAGTCAAAACAAAATTAAATTTTCGCGTTTCGGTAGAGTAGCACTACCAGTGATAAGGGGACCTGGTTATGTCGATAGTCAAGATCCTGTGAGAATCGCTTTCCCATTAAACAAAGCATATGATTACAGCGTGATCTTTGAAAAAACCACAGGTTGGGACGCAGGAGTCCACACACTACAAACAGGTGGATTTATATCATCATTCAGCGCCATGCCCAATGTGTACACTTTTCAACAGAATGGAAATCAACTCACAAGAGAAGGTTTAGAGGCACTGATAAATTATTTGAGAGACACACAGAATTGTTTGGATTCTGGTGCGGTGGATTTAGGAGGGTAACATGCCAGGCAACGGATACTTTGACCCACAAGAAAGATTGTACAGATCTGCCAGCACAGAAACTTGGGCAGACTACACCAATTGGAGCACATTCACTTCTTGGGCAGGCACGCCATCAGATTCAGTCACATTCAACACTGGTATATTTGACGCAGGATCAGTGGATTGGTGGAACTACATCGTAACACTGGACACTTCATTGCCAGCAGACATCACCGTGAATTATGGAGAAACTTTGGATTCATCAGGAGGGTCAATTAATTCTCCACAATCAATTTCAGTCACACCCAGTCAATCCAGCATAGCAGGTGCTTATGGTAGATATTTTCAATTTGATATCACGGTGGCTCGTGATAGTGCCACACAGGAAGAACCCACCATCACCAACATACTGGTTGATTTCAACAATCAACCTTTAACAGTGAGAAAAAGTGATTTAGACACCAGCACACTGGGAGGTTCAGTGGGAGCAAGAGAATTGACATTTGATTTTTCTGTGGGACAAATCACCAATCTATTGATTCAACCTCACATTACAGGTTTAGAAGATTCAGCAGGTGAAAGTCGCACTCCCATGGTGCTGATAGATAAATCTTCCACACCAGCCATATTAAATATATTTGACATAGACACTTATGGCAAAAGAACCAGAATAGATTGTACCGTGGATATCCAGGCACAAGCACTGGCACAATTAGAATCCACAGCAGATGGATCAACACAGGAGATTAGAGACTAATGGCATGGCCAACTAACAAACCCAATTCCAATCAATTTGATTCAGATTCAGATAGTATCAAGCAATCAAGACCAGAATTAAAAACAATGTCTGATGCTGTGAATGATATTGTGGATTACATAGACACCACAGCAGAAGCAAACGGCTACATCTTACAATTCAATTCAACTTCAGGCAAACTGGAGTATGTGGTCAATTCAGGTGGTGGTGGATTACAAAATCCATTGAACGAAGATATTGATCTAAACGGACAAAGATTTGAAAACAGTTCCACAGCCGCAAATGATTCATTCGGAGCAGAAGGTCTGGTATTGGGCTCATCAATAGACACTATTCAATTCATAAACACGGGCACCAATCAAATCTATGCACCACAAACTTTAGACATCTATTCAGCCAGTTCCGCAGTGCGAATCAACACACAATCAGTGGGCGGCACAGTCACACTGGGTAATCAAGGTGCCACACAGATAAACGGTGATCTTATCTTGGCGGCAGATGGTTCGCCTCCTTTAGCCATAGAAGCACAAGGTTCAGGATCGAGCAATGCTGATTTTACCATTGGTAACCAAGACAAAAGAGCCAGCATCACCATAGAAAATATCAGAAACCCAAGTGCGGCAAGCAGAACAGTGTCAGGATCATCAGAACCAAGTTTCGAAGCCATCACGATCAAACCATGGGCGGCTGACACAGGTACATTTAGATATGCCAACTATTTGAATCTGCATGCCAGCAACATTAGACTGGGAGATCCTGCATTTTATACTACAGATTCTGCAGGTAGAAAATATGTGATTGTGGAAACATCAGATGATCAAATACAAATGCGATTGGGCTCACAGAATGGTGGAAGAATATTTTTAGATCCATCAGATTCAGCAGGTGGTGGAGATATTTCATTTTATCCAGGCACCAGCAACATCATAAGATTAAATTACACCAATTGGCCCACAACAGATGGGTCATCTGGACAGGTACTACAAACCAATGGTTCAGGACAATTAAGTTGGGCAACCGTTTCAGGCGGTGGAGGTGGTGGCACTGTTGACATCAATGCAGGCACAGGTATTTCTGTGACATCACCAGATTCAGCAGATGGCTATGTGATTTCAAACACAGGCATGATCAATCTTTCAGATGATAGTTCACCAGAGATGGGTGGTGATTTGAACACAGCCAATTTTGACATCATTTCTAATTCAGGTGTGGACATAGACATAGCACCCAACAACGCAAATCTAAATCTAAAAACTTCTAACACATTTTTAGGCACAGGTACAGCTCAAGCAAACCTTACAACCAACGGTGCACAAAATATTGAAATTACCACAAACAATAACACCAATTCAGGCACAATTAAAATCAATCAAGGTGCTTCAGGCAACATAGAAATACAACCAGACGGTGGAGGCAGAATCAGATTACACAATGCTTACAACATGCCATCTGTGGATGGCACAAATGGTCAGGTTATGACCACAGACGGCGCAGGCAATATATCATTCACCACAGTGTCAGGTGGTGGTGGCGATGGAGTGAGAGACATCAATGCAGGCACAGGCATCAGCATTCAACAAGACGACTCAGCAGGTGGCTACACTATTTCATCCACGGTAACAGGCGGAGACACGGTGAGTGCTGGAGACAACATAGAAATCACAGCACCAGATTCAACAGGAGCCAAAGGCATCAATTTGAAAAACCCTTTCGACACACAGGTTGATTTTGGCGATCAGATTTTGAAGAGACCCGTATTAGAAGATTATGCTGAAACACAATATCCAATATCAACAGGTGGTTCTCCTGCTCCAACCACAGTGACTCCAGATCTTTCACAGGGCAATGTACAGACTGTAGAATTGAACACAGCACACACATTCAACACACCCTCCAATATGAGCACGGGTGGCTCAATGACTTTGATCATAAGACAACCAACGGCTGGGTCAAAAACCATCACATGGGCGGCAGGATACAAGTTTGCTGGAGGTTCAAAAACAATTTCATCTGCTGGCAATGCCATAGACATCGTAACAATATATTATGATGGCACAGATTACTTGGCATCCTTGAGCACAAACTTCAGTTAAATGGTGTGTTACAGCGTCATACAGCGTCTTACAAGGGCCGCGATGAAGAAACAGGAACAAATGTATATGAAAAACAATTTTATAAATAAACACAACAAGGAGACACATTATGGCTTGGGGAAATCCAGCAAACATTATAACAACTAATCTCGATGACGCGACGGATTCACCAGCGTCAGCTCGTGTGAATTTGAAAGCCGCACTGGATGAACTGAGTGCTGTGATCAATGGTAGAAACACAGCAGATGGAGTGGCAGGATTGAATGCTTCTTCAAAAATATCTGCCACACAACTGCCAGATGAAATAAATTCCACAGCGGCAACAGATTTAACCATAGATCCTGCCACAGGCAAGGTCAAGTTGGAAGAAATACTAAATCTAAAACCACAAACAACAGCACAACTCAACGCAAGAACTGACCAAGCCTCAGGAGATGTGGCTTTCTGTTCAGACGGTGGTGACGATTCAGCGGGAGTGGGTTGTCTTGCTGTGTATGATGGTACGGATTGGAGAGCAATACAATTAGGAGACGCACTATAATGGCTTATCTCAAAAACACAGCAATGAAATCATTGGAAAAACGCATAGAAAAGATTGAACGCACACTGGACAAGATCATGAACAATCATCTGCATCACATCCAGGGCTATCAATTTTATATTTTGGCACTGACTGGTTTGATTGTGACCATGCTGATTGGCATATTCATCAAGGTGATGTAATGGGTGTTCCCAAATTAACCAAACCAATCAAACACAAAGAAGAAATCGAAACACCCATCAGAGGGCGTCCCAGAGTCAGATACTATGATAACTGGACCAAGTATGGCGCCAAACGACCAAAATACACACCAGACACATTTCATAATGAAAAAAATCAATGTGATGTGTGCGATGGCACTCATTTTTATCACCAGAAACAACTACCACCTCTGCAGAAGCACTATCGTACATATGGTTATCAAACCAGAAGAGTGCAATGGCGTATCAGATGTGCCAATCCAAAATGTAGTGAGCCATACGGTGTGATGCTCAAACCTGAGGCTTGGGATTCCGTAGATTCATAAATAATTTTGCACATTAGTTCTCTTACTAACGGCATTCTGGGGGATTTCAGTAAGACTTGTCATCAATGCCATATATCCCCCAGATTTAACCGCTTATTGCTTGACTTTTTTATGATTTTGCTATATACTTGTGAATATGGCCTCACAAAAACAAGTGTATGAAGAAATCAAGGCGTGGTGTGATCGCGAAAGATTAAATTGGCGATGGATCACTGATTACCCCCAATCACTGTTCGATGATGTGATGCTGTTAAGAAAAATACGAAAGAATTTCTGGTATCTTTTCACTCCAAAACAGCGAGCACTCTGGAATGCTGTGTGGGGTTGGACAACCAAGAAACAGAGGCGCATCAGCACAAAGAATTTAAATAAACTTGAACAGGCAATAGAATCAGCTCAACAAATACAACACACCATCAAGGCTCTCAGACACCAAGTCACAAACAGGAACAAGATATGAAGGTAAAGGTTCCTGCGTTGCTGAATCGCTGGACAGATTCAGACACACAACGGTAAGCCAGTCTTCCCGCGAGGGTTGATCTAAACATAGCCAAACTTTGATCATAATAGATTGTTCAGTTCTCTTATGCTGAGGCGTAAGGAGAGGTCAAGAGATAATAATGTATTCATTTACATTATCCATTCTCTTGACTTCAGCGTAAAGAGTCACATCAATTCAATCATTGACTTTGAAATCAAATGAATTTATAATAATTGATGTGAATGAAATGAACATCAATTTTATAAATGAATACACTGAACGAAGTTCAGTGTTTATATACGAAGTATGATAGACTCACAAGATAGACGATTGATTAAACGATGCCACACTCTCTTGATGTATAATCTTGGAGGTCTCACAGAGGTGTCTAAATCTCGTGGTGTGTTGTTGAATATCAATCAACACCAATCTGTCACTGACCGTCAGCGATATTTTCTCACAGAGTGGTACCAGGAGAATCAGGATCAGTTGGATTGGATGCGATTATAATAAATATCTGTGTGGGTGTTTCTTTTTAAACTGCCATGTTCAAATACAGCACCCATATTTTCTTTACGCTCGGGAGACACACCCAGGCAATCAGGTTAATTCCCATTGACCGTTTCCACCAGGGTGTGTCGCCCATAATCATTAAATAGTTGAGATGGCGCACTACACCATACACACTGGAGACAATCAACAGATCTTGGATCTCTATCCCAATGACCACTTTGATGCGATTGTGACTGACCCACCATACGGCATAGAATTTCTTGGCAAAGATTGGGACCAAAACACGGGTGCCATCAACACATGGCGTCAGTGTTTGCGAG